GAATGCCAATACTTATAGAGAATAACAAGCCAAGGTTGCTGTATCATTTTAAGAACAGGGGATACAGAGGGTTCTGTACAAACAGACCTGACAAGTCATACAATAAGTTATCAAAAACTGAACGTGAGCTTGGAGGTATACCTAATAGTAGTGAGGATGTTAAGCAGGCACACGCAGCAGCTATTGAATCATATATAGAGAAATATGTAGGGTTTGATGTAGAAGGTACATATAGAGACTCGGAAGACATAGGCTCTATGCCGTTTACTAGAACACTTGAGGATTGGGCTAAGTTCGATATAACTAATAGAACAAAGTTTGATGCTTCGATAAGTTCAGGGTTGGCAATTATGGCTACACAAAAGCATCTGTATGTGTCGGAGAAAAAACAATCAAAAATAAAGATTAACTTTGCAAAGTATAGCAATAAAGGAAATATTAGCGAAATTATTAGATGAACGATGTTAAAATAAACATATCATCTACAGGATTCCCTAGTCAATTTGTATCAGATGCTGAAAAGGCTACTGATGAATTTGGTTTGCAGATTGGACAAGCAATTCAATATGAATGGTTCAAGAAAGATGGGAGACAATGTAGATTTTATAGCCAATGGGGAGATTTTCACAGACTAAGACTATATGCTCGAGGAGAGCAATCTGTAGGAAAATATAAAAATGAGTTAGCCGTAGATGGTGACTTATCGTACTTAAACCTAGATTGGACACCTGTTCCTATATTACCAAAGTTCGTTGACATAGTTGTTAACGGAATGTCTGATAGATTATTTAAAGTTAAGGCATATTCTCAGGATGCTTTATCTCAATCTAAAAGAAGCAAGTTTCAAGAAATGATTGAAGGGCAAATGATTGCAAAACCATTCCTTCAAAAAATACAAGAAAACACAGGAGTAAATCCGTTTACTGTAGATTCAGAAGAACTACCTGAAACGGATGAAGAACTAGCATTGTATATGCAGCTTAAGTATAAGCCTGCAATTGAAATAGCAGAAGAGACTGCTATTGATACAATGTTCGATGAAAACCACTACCAAGATATTCGTAAAAGAATTGATTATGACTTAACTGTATTAGGTATGGGTGTAGCTAAGACAGAGTTTTTACCGGGTGCAGGCGTAAAGGTTGAATATGTAGACCCTGCCAATATTGTGTATAGCTACACCGAAGACCCTAACTTTAAAGATTGTTTTTATTGGGGTGAGATTAAAACAGTTCCAATTATTGAGTTAAAAAAGATAGACCAATCTTTGACAAATGCAGACTTAGAAGAGATATCTAAGTATGGACAGTCTTGGTATGATTACTATAATGTAGCTCAGTATTATGATAACGATATATTCTACAGAGATACTACTACTTTAATGTATTTTAATTATAAGACAACTAAAAAAGTTGTATATAAGAAAAAGATTAAAGATAGTGGGGCTATATCAATGGTAGAAAAAGATGACCAATTTAATCCACCAAAAGAAATGATGGATGAAGGGTCATTTGAAAAAGTAGAGAAAACTATTGATGTGTGGTATAACGGTGTTATGGTTATGGGTACTAATATAATACTCAAGTGGGAAATGGCTGAGAATATGGTAAGACCAAAGTCTGCTACACAGCACGCACTTCCTAACTATGTTGCTACAGCACCAAGAATGTATAAAGGTGTTATTGAGTCTTTAGTTAGACGTATGATACCATTTGCTGATTTGATTCAGATTACTCATTTAAAACTACAGCAAGTTATTGCTAAGGTTGTACCTGATGGTGTGTTTATTGATGCCGATGGATTGAATGAAGTAGACCTAGGTACAGGAGCAGCATACAATCCTGAAGATGCATTAAGACTATATTTCCAAACAGGTAGTGTTATTGGTAGAAGCTATACAGGCGATGGTGAATTTAACAACGCAAGAGTACCAATACAGCAGCTAACATCTAACTCAGGTGCATCTAAAACTCAAATGCTTATTGGTAATTATAATCATTATCTAAACCAAATCAGAAATGTAACGGGTCTTAATGAAGCTAGAGATGGTAGCACACCTGACCCGAATGCTTTAGTTGGTTTACAGAAACTAGCAGCAGCTAACTCAAATACAGCCACTAGACATATACTAGATGGAAGTCTTTATATGTATAGGTCACTAGCTGAAAGTTTATCTTACAGAGTAAGTGATGTATTAGAATATGCTGACTTCAAGGATGAGTTTATTAATAAGATAGGTAAATACAATGTATCCATATTGGATGACATAAATGAGCTATACTTATATGACTTTGGTATATTTATTGAGGTTTCTCCTGATGAAGAGCAGAAATCAATGCTTGAGCAGAATATTCAAATGGCATTATCTAAAGGTGATATAAACCTTGAGGATGCAATTGATATTCGTGAGATTAGAAATATTAAGTTAGCTAATCAGTTGTTGAAAGTTAAGCGTAAAGCTAAGCAAGAAAGAGAAGAGAAGATGGCTATGCAGCAGCAAGCTATGCAAGCACAGCAACAAATGCAGTCTCAGCAGTTAGCTGCTCAAACATCTATGCAAAAAATGCAAGCAGAAGCTCAGGCTAAAATGCAACTTAAGCAAGCAGAGGTAGCTTTTGAAATAGAGAAATTAAAGAATGAAGCAATGCTCAAAGAAAGGCTAATGGATAAAGAGTTTAGTCTTAATATGCAGCTAAGAGGTATGGAATCACAGCAGCTTCAAAACAGAGAAGACCAAAGAGAAAAAGCGAAGTCGGAAAGAATTAGCCAACAAAACTCTGAGCAATCAAAACTAATAAATCAAAGAAAGAATAATTTACCACCTATGACCTTTGAATCTAACGAGGATAGTCTAGATGGGTTTGACCTAGCTGAGTTTGAACCTAGGTAAAAAACATAATTATTTTTTGTTTAATTTTGCATAAAATCAAATCAAATGGAAATTAAAGTAAAAGAAGTAGGTGTTGTTGAGGAAAAGTCTGTACAACAAGTTGAACAGGAGTTACTCGAAAAGCACGAAGAAAAGTTAAATGAAGAGGTTGAATCTGAAGAAACGACTGAGGTTGTTGCTCAAGAAGAAACCGAAGAAGAAGATACAGCTCAACCCTCAGAGCTAAATGAGGAAAGCGTTCTTTCATTTATTAAGAATAAGTACGGAAGAGAAATTAATTCTCTTGATGAGCTTACAGCAGCTAAGGAATCTGAAGAGATGCCTGAAGATGTTGCAGCTTATTATAAGTACAAAAAAGAAACAGGGAGAGGAATTAATGACTTTGTTAAGTTAAGCAAAGACTTTGATGAATTAACCCCTGATACATTGCTACGAGAATATCTTAGTGCAACCGAGGAAGGATTAGACTCCGAAGACATTGATATGTTAATGGATGAATATTCTTTCGATGAGGAGTTAGATGATGATGCAGACATTAAGAAAATCAAAATAGCAAGAAAAAAGACTATTGCTAAAGCCAAGAAGTATTTCAATGAGCAGAAGGAAAAGTACAGAGTTCCCCTTGAGTCAAGCCGGAGTTCTATTTCTGAAAGTGATGCGAAAGACCTTGAGGCATATAAACAATATATAGAGTCATCAAAGACTTACGAAGAGACGATACAAAGAAAGCGTGATTGGTTTAATAAAAAAACTGATAACGTATTCGGAAGTGAGTTCAAAGGTTTTGAGTTCACGCTTGACGATAAAAAGGTAACGTATTCTCCGGGTGATGCTACTGAACTAAAGAAAATTCAATCTGACCCACAGAACTTTATAGGAAAGTTCTTAAATGAAGATGGACTTATCGAAGATGCAGTAGGATACCACAAGGCTTTGTCTATTGCAATGAATCCTGAAAAGTTTGCCAAGTTCTTTTACGAACAAGGTAAAGCAGAGGCTACTGACGATGTGATGCGTAAGACGAAAAACATTAATATGTCTGAACGCAAAACACCTGAAGTAACTTCTAAAGGCGGGATGCAAATTAAATCTCTCGGCAGCGACTCGGGTAGAGGTTTAAAAATTAGAAGTAAAAAATAAGTTTAAAAATTAAAAAAAAGAAAAATTATGGCAGGAAGTGTCCAAACAACCCCCGGGTTTGATTTGCAGCCAAGTGCACAGCAAGTCCCACTCGCAACAAATTATATTACCAACTTTGATTTCTTGAATCAGTATCTACCTGATACTTATGAGAAAGAATTTGAAAGATATGGTAATCGTACAATCTCCTCATTCCTTAGAATGGTAGGAGCAGAAATGCCTTCTAACTCTGACCTTATTAAATGGGCTGAGCAAGGAAGACTTCACACTAAGTATGTAGACTGTACTTCAGCAGTATTAGCTAATGCAGATACAGCTACTTTTACTATTAATGACGCATTAGTGCCAAACCGTGCTACAACTATCGGTACAGCAGGTGCTATCGCTATTCGAGTAGGTCAAACAGTTATGCTTACTCCAAATGCAGGTTCTACAGCTACAGCTACAAGCAACAAAGCTATCGTTACAGCAGTAGATACAGGAGCAGGAACTATTGATGTAGCTTTCTACGAAGCATTAGGTATGACTAAAGCAGCAGCAGATGAGTATACTATATTCATTTACGGTTCTGAGTTCAAAAAAGGACAAGTCGGAATGGATGGTTCTTTAGAGGCAGACGATGACATCTTTGAATGTTCTCCAATTATCCTTAAAGATAAGTATGCAGTATCAGGTTCTGATATGGCACAAATCGGATGGGTAGAGGTAACTACTGAGAATGGTGCTACAGGATACCTTTGGTACTTGAAATCAGAGC